ATTTCTCATTATAAAGATAAATAGATTAAAAGAGACAAAATGCAAATAACTTTAAGAATTAATAATGATGCTCTTGTTCCGGTTGTTCCACCTTTGGACGAATTACAAAAAAACAGATTAATTGCCAAAACAAAGGGTGATACTTTAACATATTCTGAAATGGATGCAAATTTTATACATATTATGGAATATCTTGTTGATGTTTACAATAAATTAAAAATAATAAAAGTGCCAGAAACAACAGTAAATCCATTAACACAAGATGATTTAACACCATTAGAAACAAAGATAAATCAAAACAAAGATAAAATTTCTAATCTTACAGATGTAGTAATTCCAGATATTAAATCAAAAATTGATCAAAATTTAAATAAACTTAAAACTATTAACAATGTTTCTTTAATATCAGCAAACGGTGAAACTAATTTAACAATAGATATTACTGATGAACAATTTAAAAATCATCAAATTCAATCTCAATTTGGTTCTATTGGTTCTATTGGTTTATTTAAAATAAAAACTCAAAAATTGCCTGGTTCATCTTATTCAGGCTCAGAATTATATTATCCTACACAAGGAAATCCAGAATCTACAATAAATGGAACATGGAGATGTCTTGGTGCTATTGATAATGTTGGTTTATTCATGAGAATTATTTAAAAGGATATACATGATCTATAAATACAGAAATCCAGTTTATATTAAAGAAAATGTAGTAGATGTAGAAGTTAAATTTGGTGAAGAATATTTAAAATGCACTGTAAATATGTTAAATCCTGGTGATTTGATGGATTTAAGAAATCAATTAAAAAATGTTCATATACCTAAAAATTATAAAGAAGAACAAAAAGAAGACAATAAAATAAAATATAAAGATTTTATTTTTAATATAGAAATAGAAAAATTATTAATTAAATTTATGATATTAGATTTAAATGAAATAGAAATAAAAACTTCAGACGGTAAATTAGTTAAATTAAATAAAGAAGATGTAAAAAATATTTTAAAATTAATTTATATTAAAGATTCTTATAAATTTCAAATTGCTTAAATATTTGCTAGGCAAAAACCTAGCAAAATTATTTTTTGCGTTTTATTTTTCTTTTCGCTCTTTTATACATTACCCAATCAGGAACACCGTTTGTAAATGTTTCTGTTTTTAAAGTGCAAATTTCCATTATTCTATTTGTAGGAATTAATACAACTTTATCTGAAATTCTTTTTCTAATATATAATCTTACAACCGGTAATGCACCTATTTTCCATAATAAAGGTTTAAATCTTTTATAATCATAGTCTAAAGGTTTATTATCTTTAATATTTTTAGAATTAACTTTAAAAATATGATTTAAAATTGTTTTTCTTATTATTAAAGGACACCAGTGAATATTTAATCCTAATACATAAGATTTAGATGTCCATAATATAAAAACTAAAGGTGTTTTATCATATATTACATCATCCTTTTTAGGATTATATTTATAAATTACAAAATTTCCTGCTTTTAAAGCTTTTGTTTTGTTTGTAGAATCTGTTTTTATTAATTTTTTTACTATAGATAATGAATTCATGTGTTAAATCTTTTTAATCTATTTATTTTAAAGCTTCAACATCTTCCCAAAAACTAATATTATTTCTGGCTTGTTGGTTAGTTATAGAATTTTGAATTGTTTCTAAATCCATATTTGACATCATTTCTAAAGCTTGTTTTTCTATTTCATTTTGTTCTGACTCTGAAGAAACAATAACCTCATCCACAACTCTCATTTTTGTATAATCCACATTCATCTGAACAGAATTTGTTAATCCTGAATATCTATTTTTTGTAAATTTTAATGTTAATTTATTTTGCTCTTTCATTTCTTGGTTTTGTAACAAGAAAATAATCATATCTGCAGTCATTGCAATACCACCAGAGTCTGACGATGCGCTTAGATCTGCTTTTGTATCATTTGTTGCAGATTTATTTAATTGGTTTGCACTAAAAATTATCAAATTTCTTCTAACAGCAACAGCTCTAACTTCTTCAGTTATTGATTTTCCATAATAATATAATCCAACATTAAATGGAACTCTATCTGACTTCATAATCCCTAAATAATCTAAAAATACACAATCAAATTCTAATCCATGAGATTTATACATATCTAATAAAGAATCTAACATATTAGCAGAAAATTCTCCAGGCGCATAACATTTAATATATAATTTTCCTGCGTTTTTTGATAATTCTTTAAATCTTTCAGTTAAATTTTTGCCATTATCTTGAACTTCTTTAATTGTTTTATAAGCAACATCTAGAAAATCCACATCTATTCTTTTATAAAATTGTGTCGCGCTCATTTCCATAGAAATCAATAAACAATTTTTACCTTGAATAAGAAAATCAACTATAGATGTTGACATCATTAATGATTTACCTACACCAGTTGGTGCCATAAATAAATTTAATGTTCCTTTAAGAATGCCATCACCTAATTGTTTATTTAATGTTTTAAATCTCTTGTATAATAAACCTTGATCTGGATTTAAATATTCTTTAATTCTAGATTCAAAATCATCAAAAGAATATCCTAAATCATCATCTAATGTTAATTTTTGAGATTTTTCGATTAATTCTTTAGATTTTTCTATATCTTTTGGATTTTTAGATTGCAAATAATCAGAACCAGCTAATAATCCTTGAGTATAAATTTGATCTTTTGTATATTTTAAAGTTTGATCTAAAATAAATTCTGGTTTAGCTCTTTCTGAATTTTTTATCTCTATTAATGATTCTTGAATTTGTTTTCTTACTTCTTGATTTGGAACATCTTGACATTTTAAAACTAAATCTCTTAAATTTGGCATTTCAGAATATGTATCATAATAAGAATTTATTATTTTATATATTTCTGCATTTGCATTATTTTCAAAAATAGATGGTTCTAATATGGTTTTTGCTTTTGAATAAAAATCTTTATTTAATAAACATTCTTTTAATATTGAACATTCAATCTCTTGCATTCTATCTCCACTTTTTATTTTATTATAACATTAAATTCTACTCTAATTCAAACAATTTTGTTAATAATTTTACTTTTTCTCTTCTTTCAAATTTTAAATCTTCTTCTAATTCTAAAACTCTTTTGTTTAATTCTTTTATTTTAGAATTTAGAAAATCTATTTCATTTTCATTATCTAATTGAAATTTTAAAGATTCATTTTCTTTTTTTAAATCACTAATTGTTTCTACTAAAGTATCAAATATTATACCTATTTCTGATTTATTCATATTTTCTCCTTATTTATAATCTGGATTATTAAATCTACCAAGTTTTACTTGGGAAATTCCTTTTAAACCTCCGAAAAGCTTATCTTTAAATCCTAAACACACATATAATCCACTCAATTTTGAATTTCCAACTCTTGATGATTCATCATATCCTGGAACACCATTTATTTTTACATTAAATAATCTAAATAAATCTGTTCTTTGTAAATTAAAAGGAATATAAATGTCTATTGAATTATTAGATACATAATCTAATAAGTTATTTGCAATATTTTCTTCTGGTGTTGATAAATTTCTACCAATATATCTAGAACCTTGTGAATTTTGAATTCCTTTATTAACTAATGTGTCTATATTATGATCTGTATTTACTTTTAATGTTTTAGAAGTTTTATCAAAAAATACAGATTGAGAACTAACAGATTCTAAATCTTTTGGTTTAGGATTTGTATAATATTCATATATTTTATATTGATAATACCTATTTTCTGTTGTTTCTTCATACTGATCTGGATTTAAAGGTAAATTATTTAATAATAATTGTTTAACATTTTTAATTGTAAATGAATTTCTTGTATTATAATAAATAAAACCTTCTTTTTTTAATTGATTTATTAAAAATTCAAAAAAACTTATATTTCCAGGAATATTAATATCTGAAGTTGAAATTGTTTCTTGAAAACTGTAATCAATTTTTAATACTGGTTTTATATATTTTTTTAAATATTCATTAAAAACATTAGATAATTTTATATTAGAATAGTTTTTTGATTTAAAAATTCTAGATAATTCATAAGAAATTACATCTTGAATATAAAATGTATATCCATCAGATGTTCCTGCTCTAGATTTAACTATTTTTGTAACAGAAAATTCTCTTTTAACATAATTTCCAAACGGATCAGTATAGAATATTATGCATCTTGTTTCATTTTTTGTATTTAATATTTTTTCTATTTGATATAAATCTATAAATGAAAAATATCCTATAACTTTTGTAAAATCCATATAATCTAAAACTAAATCTGAAATATATTTAGAATCTAAAGACACTTCTTTTTTAGATTGAATATCATGAATTTTGATTATTAAATCTTTTATAATAATATTTTCACTTAAATTTCTTATATCCATGGTTAAATACCGTATTTAATATTTCGTATAACTTCTGATAAAATTTCATCTTTTAATATAAATAAAATTACATTATTTTCATTTAAATTGGAAATTTTTATCTTTTTATTTTCTTTATACCACAAAATAAATTCTTCAGATACTTTTCCTTGATAATCTTTTCTAAAATAATTTTCTGTTATTTCATCAACAATATCTACAACTGTATCAAAATTATACACCATATCAAATAAAGCATCTCTATTATTCATAACTAATAATAAATCCCAATAAGCTGAATTTTTATAATACTTATATGAAACATTTTCTATTAAATCATTATATTTTAATTCTATATATTTTAAATATGACTTATTATTTAAAAGATCTCTTAAAGAATTTAAATCTAAAGTTTTATAATCTGTAACAGATATATTATCTATTACTTCTCTTTCAAAATTTAAAATTGAATTTTTCATTTTGAATTCCTAAATAATTTTAATTTGAAATAAATATATATTTTTAAAAATAAAATTTTAAATAAAATTGTTATATAAACAATAAAATAAAATGCATATCCTACACCTAAGCATCCTGAAACAATAATAAAAGACATTGTTAAAAATAAAAATTGAAATAATTTCACTTATTAACTCCAGTCACACCATATCCTGAATCTTGGTTTTCTTTTGAAAAATCATTTGAAGTTTTTACTCTAACTTCAGCAAATGATAAAGATAATGTTATAACTTTTGGCATACCATCTATTGTTGTTGAAACATAAGATCCATCATCATAAGTGCAAGAAATATTTCTTAATACACAAGGCAAAGGGTTAATTAATTTTTGTAAAACTCCATTAGCAAATTCTACTGTAAAAAATTTAGGTTGAAGCATTAATAAATTTTGTGCGGCTATTTCAGGGCATGAATTTCTTTTTAAAGTATATATTAATTTTGCTGCTTCTATTGCTTCTTCTTTAGAATTTGGAACTATTTTAAAAACCATATCAAAACTTCTAGGTTCTGAACCAGTATAATTTTGAAATTTATCTTGATTTGGAATTACTTTTTGCATTCCATAATGTGATAAAACTGTTTGAGCACCATCAGCAATTTTATCTGCTGCTAATGTATTTAAAATTGCACTTATAAAACCATTATTTGTTGAATATCCATGTGAATAAGATTCTGTAAATTGGTTTGGTATAGGTAAAGTTACTTGAAATTCTATTTCTGAATTTGGAAAATCATATTTATAAGAAGTAGCATCTGAAATAGCTTTATCAAAATTTGATGGTTTTTTACTATCGTCTTTTGAAGCAAAAGCAGATAATAAAGAACCTTGAACTTCAGTTCCTTTATTAGAATATTGAACTCTACCGTTATTTGCTCTAGAATTAGAAAATAAATCAGCATTAGGATTTACGCCTGGAATAGATTTTAACATATCAGTTACAACTCTATTTCTATATATTTTAATTATTACTTTCCTAAAAGCAAACGAAGGATCTCTTAATTCTGATGGAAATACATAAGATTTTAAACCTGGTTCGCCTTCTGATGCTTGTTCTATTCCATTTGTAATATCTTTAAAACCCAAAGCACTTCCTTTTTAATCTATTTATCTTTAATGATTTAGAGTATAATAGTAAATACAAATAAAAGCGAAAATCATACCTAAAATTGTAGGATTAAAAATAAATTTTACTAATTTAATAATTAAAAAAGCACTTAAAATAGAAAGAATTAACTTTTTCATTAGAACCATCTTATAGCTAATTCTTCAAATTTTTTAGATTTAGAGCAAATTTTCTCTAATATCGTAAAAATTACAGCGAAAGCAAGCGCTGGCACCATAACTATTAACATAACTACTAAAGTAATAAACAAATTTTCCATTGTATCTCCTTTGATTTAAATTAAGAAAATTATATCAAAGAATTATTAAAAGAAAATTAATTTCTGTATTCTTCTTTGGCTTTTTTTATAGCTTCTTTAAAGTTTTTAATTTTTTTACTTTTTTCTTTATAATTTTTAACAACATCTAAATCATTTATTTTTTTTGTCATTTCAGAATTAATATAATCTAACAATTCTGTATATTTGTTATTTTTTACTAAATCTACTAAATCCATATTTATCCTTATTTCATTGAATTAAAAAAATTATCAAAAGCTTTTAAAATTCTATCTTGAGCTTCTTTGATATCTTCTTCTGAATGTTTAACATCTTCAAAAGTTTCAATTATTCTACCATCCTCAAGAATTTCAAAATTTTTAGTTGATTCTGTAACAGAAAAGCCTTCCATAGTTGCATTGTAATCTGATGGACAATCTACTAAATCATAAGTAATAAGTTTAAAATCTTCAACTATTCCATTTTTTACAGATCCAACACCTCGTGAAGAAACAGAAATTTTAATTCCATTATCTATTAATGTTTTAATTTGATTGGCTTTTGGATTGTCTAATAAAGTTGCTTCACCCATTACTTTATTGTCTTCTATCCATAATTTATCAATAGCAGCAACTGCTTCCATCATATCAACATTAGTTCTTTCTGGATGTTGCCATTCACAAAGTCTATTAATAGATCCAGATTTAATAGTGTTCTGATATTCAGAAACATTTTTCTCCCATATATCTTTTGGATATATTCTACCGTTTCTATTTTTTTCTCCAATTGTTGAAAATATACCTTTTATCTTATATTTCTTTACTGGAACTTTATTCTCATTAACTGACTCTTCTATATGAATCTCTGGTTCTTGATACTCATAGATTAATTTCATCAATTTAAACCTTGTATTTTTAAATTATTTATCTTTTTCACTTAATTTTTATGCTAAAAATATTTTAAAAAATATAAAATCTCCTTTAATTAATAACTATTGAATTTTAAATTTAACTATAAAAGGTGAATTAGCATTATGCATTGGATTTATAGTAAATGCATCTCTTAAAAAGACATTATAAAATGAATGAGCAGTTTCAAAATGTTTTGAAGATGTTACAATTAAATTATAAGGACTATAAATTAAACCAGATACACCTTTATCTGTTTTTGAATTTAATGTGATTATCACATCAGTTTCGTTTGGATCTGGATTTATATAATATGAAACCTGGTTAATTGATCCTAAATAATAATCTCTGGCTTTATTTGTATCATCGACAACATTTAAAGACCTTGAATAAGTAAAACTCATTCCTAAAATACCACCAGCATTATTTACAGGTAAAATTACAGCAGCATCATATGTTTTAAAGTTATCTTTATTCATTTTAGCTATTTCTTCATTCACTTTTTTAGAAATAAAGAATAGATTTGTTTCATGATTGTCTAAATTATCACCAGTAATTGTAATATTATTAACAGGAATTGCAGCAGCTTTTAAAGCAGCAACCAATGCAAGAGATTCATCTCTTTTAGTTTTTGCAACTATAAAATTTGTTAACAATTCATCTGAACCTGTTAAAGCTTTTAAATCGTCTTGAGCTTCTTGAGAAATTTCAATTGTTGATTTTTTCTCAGTGCATGTAACAGGTTTTGAAACAATTTCAAATTTATCTAATCTTGAAGATCTTGCAAATATTCTACCTGTTGGTTGTTTTAATGGTTGAACATCAGCAATATCATAACCTATAAATGTTCTAATATTATCTGATATTACTGAATTAAGAAATTCTTCATAATTCTCTATATCAGAAGAAGCTGTTTCAAACAGCTTCTCTTTTTTTGCATTTTCTAATAATATTTCGCTTAATCCCATACTAATACCTTTTTACAATATGTTTTAAGAAAATCTTCAACAGTTTTATTTTCACTTACACATTGTTCAAAAATTTTAAAAAGCACCTTAAAATTAGGTTTATGTTTTATAACAGCAATATACCCATCTTTTTGATCACGTTTGATCTCTCTCGAAAAAATATAATATGGATATCTATCTGATAACCATTCCATAAAACTTTTAGAAATACTTTCTGTTTTTTCGGCTAAATCTCTATTATCTTTTTTTACAACAATTATTGCAGAGTCTTGATCATCAAACGTGCAAGAGCTAATATCATATGTGAATGCCAATCCTTTGACTTTAACATTGTTATACATATTAATTTTATTAAAAGACTCTTTTACAATATTTTGGTACTTTTTGGCTCTTAAAGCCATGATTTTACCATATTTTCTTGTATATTTTTTCATATATCTTTTTTTGGCTCTTTTCTTTTTAATACCAGCAGCTGTTTTGAGAGCTCTTAAATTCTTTTTATGAATAACATTTTTAAATTGAGAAGTTTTATGAAATTTTCTCAATTTTTTTAATCTACCAGCTTTAACAATTAAAGAAGGTCTTTCAGACATTAACATTTGAACTTCTTCTGATAATGTTGATTCTTTTAAATTTTTAGTAAGTTCATTAGAACAATATGACATTGTTTTTTCAAATTTTCCATCAAATTTATCCAAAAATAGTTTCTTTGGAGCAACACTAATTATAATGTCTTCAGAATCTAATTTTCCAGAAACGGGTCTAATCACAAACATATATCCAAACATACGATCAAGACTATCTGTTACTTTAAACGTTAATTTATGTCCTTTATTACTTTTGGTTGATTTATATTTGATAAATATATTACTTTTTTCTACTTGACAATTTACGAATTCAATTTTACCAAATTGAAATTTTAAATATCCATCAAACCTTTTTAAAATTCCTTGGAAAGGAGCAGGAACATCGTTTATTGCGTTTTCATTAATATGTTCTACAGATAAATCAATAGTAAATGAACCTTTATTTTTAGTATCATTATAAACCATAAATCCTGGAATTTTATTTTTAAATAATTTTTCCAATTTTTTTCCTAATATAAGACAATTTTCATCTTCATCTTCTGGAGTAATATAAACTTTCATTTCATTATCAGAATAATCAAACTTTATATTTTTATAATCAATTTCATCAGATACAATTTTTTTAATTTTATCTTCTAATTTTGTATCTTTAGAAACATTTTCATTTTGTATAAAATCTTTAAAAGACATATTTACTCCTTGTCTTTTTTCTTTCCATGAGTTTGACATTTTGGATCTTCACAATCCTTATCTGAACATTTTTCATTTTTTTCATCTTCTTCAGAATCATCTTTGTCTTCATCTTCTTCAGATTCATCGTCATCGTCGTCATCTTCTTCAGATTCATCAAGATTTTCAGCATAAATTTTTTCTAAATCTGCTAAGCCATCAGCAACATAAGAAGCAATAAAGTTAATTTCATCTGGCTCTAAATCATTTATAAGAGCTATTAAATCAGCTTTTGATACAGTATCAGAATCTGCGTAATTTATAACATCTTTTGAAACAGGAGCATTTGGCCCTTGTGAAATAGGAGCACTTTCGTCTATTTTATTAAACATTAAATCTCTAAATGTCATTTTGTAAAACCTTTGTTAAATTTTAAATTATTTATCTTTTTTAAAAAAAAATTGGTGATTTAAACTTCTAAAACTTTTATGATTAGATAATCTACGTCAGCTTCATGAGAATCATAATCAGAATAAGTTTCTATATTTAAACCTAAATAACAATCTTTCTTAGCTTTTATTGTAACAGATTTATATCCATCATATTCATCTATATAAGCATTATAAGAAATTATTTCTATCAAATCAGATTCTAATTTAGAATCGATAAAAAATCAGAAGTTATTTCATCTTTCTTTAAAAATTTAATCATTTTTATATATGGACCTTTAATATATTCTTGAATTTTCATAGTATCTCCTTTAATTTATCTAAAATTATATCAAAATAAGTTTAATTTTTAATTAATTTTATTGAAATGGGTTTAATTTTGCTATAATGTTAACTTTTAACACATAGTTTAAATCACTATCTTTTTCACATTTAATATCAAAATTATTAAAAATTATATTTCTATCATGATTTTGCCTAAAGGTGTCTTTTATTGCTTCAACAAAAATATATCTTGCATCTTTAGCATCAAAATTAAATAAATCTATGTTGTTTGACATTAAAATTTGTTTAGCAACAGCACTTTTATATTTTATATCTTTAACGTCATTAAAAAACAATTTAGTTTTTAATAATTTTAAAACATCTTCAGCAAGTTTTAAAGTTGATGGTGATATCATTTTGCTATAAAGTGATAAATCAGCATGACTTAACTCATAACGTTGTCCTGTTTTTTCGTCATATAAAGCTTCTTTGTTATTCATATAATTATGAATATAAAATATACGTTTGCTATTTACATAAAAATTCAATTGATTATTATTATAATCAACCGTATATTGTTCGCCTGTTTTTGATGTATACACTATATTAGTTCGAGCTTTATAAAAGTCCTTTAACTCTTTAATATCTTTAACACTTGCCATGTGTTTTCCAATAAATGCAAATAATTTATTGAGACCAATAATAGAATCACATATTTCTATTAAAGCAGTTAAATTTATTTTAGAGGCATTATTTATTTCGTCTTTTATGACTTCGATTGATGTTGTGTTATCAATTTTTGTTTTATTAAAGAAACAAAAATAATTATTTGAACTATTTCCTGTTAATTTTTCTATTACATCTTGTTCATAATTACTAAAACTATATTCCGCCTTTTGAAGAAATGGAACAACTTCTTGTGAAGTTATAATATTTAATTGTTTTTTCAATTCAATAACACTTGGATATGATTCTCCAAATTCCAAAACTTTTAATAACTTTGGAGCACTTTTAATTAATAAATCAAAATATTTTTTATCTTGTTTTAAATCTAGTGCTTCATTAATTTGTGAATTTAATATATCATTAAAATTCATAATTTAAACCTTTTTAATATATTTATTTAAAATTATATCAAATTAATTTTAAACTTTATTTAAAACAAACATTTTTATCTATAAAAACTTTTTCTTCTTTATAATTTCTTATTATTAAATTTAAAGAATAATTATTATCATCTATTATAATATTTGAAACAATTGGTTCTGAATTAGTATAATAATAAGATTTATTACCTTCACAAAATATATTAATTCCATTAATTTTAACAGTATCATATTTTGAAGCATAATAAAATGCATTTATTATTAATATAACTAACACTGATATTAAAAATATTAATATTTTATACATCATTTAAATTACCAATCATCTAAGATATTTTTCTATAGATACTGTATCTATTTCTATACTAATTCCTTGAAGTTTTTTATTATGAAAAACAGGAACAACTTCTTTAATACCATATAATAAAGGTCTTTTAAGAGGATTATCACCAACCCAGATATTTAAATCAGAATCAATTTTATATTCTTCTTTAACATCATTAAATAATTTTTCAAAATCTTTTATTTTCATTAAATCTCCTGTAATTTTAAATCTTTGCTATAGAAAAAGTATTGTTTAAAATATATTCTTTTCTTGCATCTGATTTTTTATCTGACATAAAATCATCGATTACCTCTTTAGAATCAAATTTAAACTTAACTAACATTTTCTCTAAACCATCTTTTTGGATAACGTGGTCTAAGTCATCAACATTCCAAGAACCAAGACCTTTATAATATGATTGTGTTTCACCTGGTTTTATCGGAAGTTCATCATTTAAATCATACACCCAAGATGTTAATTTTCCATTTTTCTTATTTGCTTTTACTGGTGTATTCAACCTATATATTCTATCTTTATATTCTGGCATATATTTTTCAAAGAAAGCTATTAACAAAGAATTTATATGTATACCATCCAAATCAGCGTCGGAAGTTATAACAACATTTTCGAAATTTTCATTCTTTATTATTTGATATAATTCAGACAATTCTTTATTAGCAGCAAATTTTTGATGAGTTATTTCCCAAGCATTTAATGGTTTTCCCTTTAATGAAAAATATGACCAATCTTGATTGCCTAAAATTTTTGAAATACCAGAAAAAGCAGAAAAACCTTCACAAATTGATAAATATTTATTCGATTTCGTTGCTTTAAAATATTTATCTGATTTAATTTTTTTAACTTTTTCAACTGATTTTAATGCTTTTCTATTCTCAAATTCTTCTTTAATTTTATAAATCTCTACAATTGGATCAATAAAGGCATTATTTTTAAGAATTTTATTAACAAAAGAATAATCTATATTAGAGAATTTATTAAATTCAGCTTCTGAATTGGTCAATTTTTCTTTTGTTTGAGAATTAAATTTAGGTGATGGAAAATTCTTTATAAAAGAAACTAACATTAATTTATTTCTAATATCACCAGGCTTTATGTTTTTATATTTCTTAGATATTTTATCTCTAATTATATTAACAACATTTTTAATAATTGTATCAACATGAATACCACCATCTTTAATTTTTAACCCATTTACATATGTAAAATGTTTAAAATCATCTGTATCATTTGGCATTATTGCTATTTTAACATCATCTGTTTCATATATTTCAAAATTTTCATTAAACAATTTAGCAAATTCTTTGAAATTCTTAACTCTTATTAATTTTTTATTAAATTTAAATTTAATTTTATCAAAAATATTTGCTAAACATAGTATTCTTTGATAAATATAATTTACATGATTTTCATCTATTTCTGTAATATTAAATCTTTTTAAATCTGGATAAAAAGTAACGGTTGTTCCTTGAGATTTAGATTTTGAAATAGATTCTGTAAAAGTTTCTGCATTATTTTTAAATGTTACTTTATATGAATTTTTTCCATCATCTGTTTCTCCAACAAATTTTTCCGACCATACATTTGTGCAGTAACTACCAATACCGTTCATACCCATCTGGATATGATTGTCGTCTTCGAAATTGGAACCAGCTTTTGCTCTTCCCCAACATAAATAAGGTTGGTAAAATTCTCCTTGTTTTACAACCGGAATTCCTCTACCATTGTCTTGAACTTGAACTTTATCCTTTTCTATAATAATAGAAATTTCATTTCCATATTTAAAATTGGTTTTTATTGCTTCATCTATTGAATTATCAATAACTTCATTTATTATTTTACAAAGACCTGGTATTATTTTGAAATTTTCATATTTTATATGATCATTATCAAAATTAAAATCTTCTTGATCTTCAAAATTTATAGAACCAATATACATGGAAGGTCTTAAAATTAGATGTTCCCTGTCGGTCAGTATTTTAAAATCATTTTTCATTTTTACTCCTTAATAAATCATAAAAAGGATTATAACACATACAACTATTAAAATAGTTAAAGTTTTTAAATAATCATTCATTTTTTAATCCTCTAAAAAATATTCACACATATTCAAAATTGTGTCTCTTGTTGCTGAATCTGGTTGATCTATAGCAATTTGATATAAATCTCTTATTTCAAACATTGGCAGATTCATAATATAATCTGTTATTTCATCTGATGAAAGAGTTAAAAGTTTTTGATAATCCATATTATCTCCTTTTTATTTAAGTTTTGTATTATTATATCATTTAAAAATTAAAATTGTCTTGTATCTAATCTTCTTTCTAAAAAATATTCAGTTGTTGTTAATATAAATTCTCTTTTATATGAATCTTCAGCTTCTAGTGCTTCATAATATATGTCTCTAACTTCTAGAATTGGAAGATTCATAATTACATCAAACATTTTATTGTCTGGTAATTTAACTAATTCTTTATATTTCATATTATCTCCTTTAATTTAAAATAATTATATCACAAAAAGTTTAAAATAGGTTTAAATTAGTAATTTTTACTTAAATGATTTTATTGTATATAAATCTAATGCATCTTTATTAGATAAAGAATTTTTAAGATTTTTATCTATTTTAGTGATTTAAGAATCGATAAAATCTTCAAAAGATTCTAAAGATTCTCCAATAAATTTACCTACTTTAGAATTAGCTATAGTATCAGTTAATGGATTAATTACTTTATTTTTAATAGCATTTGATACAGATTTAAAAACATTATTAGCTATTTTTTGAATTCCCGTTTGTATTTTATCAGCAATATCGTTTGCAGTTAAACCAACACCTGAAATTTTGTTTATTTCAAAATAAGAATAAGCAAATTCTACAGTAAATGATTCTATCTGAGATAAAGATTCAGAATTTAATTCTATTTCTGAAATATTTTTAGGAAAAGCATTTACCATAGTATAAACAACCATGTCTTTATCAAATTCATAATCAACTTGATATAAATGTATCATAGATAAATCTACATCTATTTTGTTTAAAGAGCTCAAATTTTCAGAGTAATTATGTGTTTGTGCAGATAACAACCAATCTATCATTAATTGTCTTAGATTATGATTTTCGTGATTATAAAATGTGCATGTCCACGTTTGATTATATTCTTGAATGCCTGGCAAAGGAATTGTTCTGCCTTTAAATTTATATTCTGTGATTTGAGCACTTAAAGATGGAAGTGTTGTAGCATGACATAAAATATCTAAATCTTCAAATTTTAGATTATATTTATTCATTAATTGTCTTGGAGGCATTAAATTTAATTTAAATTTTGTGGGTCTTCCACCATCTCCTAATACAGAATAAAGTTTATTTTGTAAAATATCAGACATTTTTGCTCTTTTTTTATATTTATCTATATTAAAATATTTTAATCTGTTAAGTGTTATATAATGTTACTTTTGACATATTAACTCTTCAATATATTTAAAATCTCTTTCATAAATATGAATAGATCCAAATTGAAAATTTATTTCAATATCTGTAACTTCTGGATAATCTTCTTTTAAATCATTTAGTAATTTATTTGAAACAAATTTATGCCATGCTAAATCGTTTAAAAACCCATATCGTGAATCACATGAGCGTTGGTTTACAATATATATCAATTTATTATCTCTTATAAATGTCATAACCAAATTAGTGCAAATCCAATCTGACATTCCATTTTTATTGTAATCATATTGCATAGATGGTCTTGTATAAATCATCATAGCTCTTCTTGTAAATTTATCAGCTCTTAAAGCTCTTAAACAATTTTTATATTGTTCAAAATTTTCTTTAGAAAAAATACACCAACCATAATTAGAATTAATAAAACCATTTTTGTCACAAACTTGTCTCCAAATTTTTGGTGTTTTGGGAATATCATATACATTTAATGATTCTGATAAATACCATTCTAGTTCTTTTTTAATATAATCTTGATTAGGTGTTCCAATTATTGAATCTTCATTTGCTAATAATGTAATTCCTGTTAATTCTAACATTTTTACACCGGTTTTATCTATTACAAAATCGTTATTTTTATATTTTTTTATAAATTCTTCTCTTAATTCTTTAATATTCATTTTATATCCTTGTTTGATTGATAGAATTAATCCAAGCACAAACAGCTTTAGATAATTTTTCTTCATTAAAATCTTTAATATTAATAATCAATTTATTATAAATTAAAGACAATTTATGAGCTTCATAAAAAAGATCTATTTCTTTTTGTTTTAATTTTGGATCTATCGAAAAAGATAAACCATCTTCTCTTTTAATTAAATTTTCAGGATCATCTACTAATGTAATTAAAAAAGTATCTTTCCAATAATCTTTATTAACTTCTTTTTTCTCTAAATCTAAAACAAATTTACCGTCATATTCTCGATAAATAGGTGAATAAACCATTGTTCCAACATGAGATCTATCTGCTACTACATTCTCAAAATTTTCAAATAATTTAAACATTTGAGAAATATAATCATTTTCAAATTTTAAACAATTTTCTGTATCTTTAAATGGTGGTGCGTATGAATGAATTTCAATAAATGGAATTTTAAATTCTTTAATAATATTTTTTATTAAAGTCGTTTTACCAACATTATCTGGACCTTCTATGATAATTCTCATGTTTTCTCCTTTTAAATTTTAATTATTATATCATTAAATACTTTAATCTAGGTGATATTTGTTTATAATTTCAGAACTTAACAGTTTTAAAATATCATTAAAATCTTTTCTTTTCTTTAATAACTCTGGTTTACACATTAAAACATATTCACACCACGGACATAATGGTTGAAAATTTGGTTCAAAATTATTAGTATTTTCTATTGTGTTTATCATTTCTTTTAAATAATTTTTCCAATATGTTATCATTTTTCTATCTAATTCTAAAGTATTTTCTTTTAAATGTTCCACATAAACAAATCTTATTTTAATATAATTTAAATGTTTATATCTCAAAAACATATATAACGCATATATTATTAACTGATCATAATGCTGATATTGCTGATCTTTATATTTTCCTGTTTTATAATCTATTAATTCTAAATGTTCAGAAACATTTATTCTATCTATAAAACCAATAAATTTGCATGTTTCTGTATCTCCAAAATATGGTTCTATTTCAGAATTGAACATTATTGTTTCTTCTCTTTTTGATTTTTTAGATAAAATATCTATTCCTAATTCAGAATTTGCAAAATTTCTAACAATTTCTGCTTCAGGAGATTTTAAAATTGTATTTAAATCTTTAAAATTAAACTGATTTTTCCATTCTTTAACTAAATCTGAATCTTCTGTTAAATTAATAAAATCTTCATAATGTTCCAATATTAGGTGAACTTTAGAACCTTTTTCTAAGTGAGAATTTATTTTAATTGTTGGTTCTAATTTGTCTATATATCTTCTTTTCCAAGCCAATTTACATTTTTTATATAATTCTAAATTTGAAAAACTAAATCTCATTAATATCCTTAATGAGGGAGAAAAATCTCCCTTTAATTATAGTGGTATAATATTCTCTATTGCATTAAGATTATAATCTTCTGTTCTAGGAGTATTAAAACCGCCAAGATTCATTACATAAGAGCCATCTACATAAGCGGTATCATTACCAAATTGTCCTAAAACGTTATTTGAAATATGAGAATCTTTTAATGTAAAAGTATCATCACCTTTACCACCAATTATTGTTTCAACCGTTGTTGAAGTGCTTGAGATAATATCATTTCCATTACCACCATCTATGTATTTAGCAATTAGATCATCAGTAGAATCTATTTTATCGTCACCATCTCCACCTGTGATATATGTTAATTTATTTTTTAAAGATGAAATATTATCATTTCCATTATTTCCGGCTATTGTTTTACCTTCGGAATTATCTACTGAAATAGTATCATTACCGTTTTTACCTAAAACATAATTAAATTTAGATTCTGATACGTTTATTTTATCATCACCATCATTGCCTTCAATTGAATTTGCTGTTACTTTTCTTAAATTTATGGTATCATTACCACCATTTCCTTGAATAACATCTCTTACAAAAGTATTTTCAATTGTAATAGTATCATTGCCATCTCTAACAGGTGCATATTCATTACCTTCGTCACCTAAAACATCTTCAAATACTTTTGAATTTTTAATTGTTATTTTATCATCATCAGCATTTCCACCAACACAATGGTAAATCTCAGAATCATTTATTTCAATAATATCATTTCCTTTACCACCTTGAACATCGTGTTTTATAAATGATTTTTCAACGTGGATTTCATCATTACCATCTTGTCCTACAATATATCCAGAAGTTGGATTATTTCCGCCTATTGTATTATCGGTTGAATAAATTTGGTCATCACCAGAACCACCTTCAATACCGTAAATAATTCTTGTTTTTCCTGTAGATATTATATCATTACCAGCATTTCCTTCTATTACACCAGCAATATATGAATCATTTGTTGAAATATAATCATTACCTTCACCACCAACAATTCCATTTAAACACTCTACATTTGTTAATGAAATAACATCATCTCCGGTTCCACCAAATACAGAATAATCCAATTTTGCATCATACATATAAAATGCGTCATTACCAGAACCTAAAGAAGCTAATTTAACATTTACTCCATTTATTTCTATCATATCATCTTTATCAGATCCATATATAGAAATTGGTTTGCCATGATCAAGAACTAAAGGATTATCATATAAATCTTTATGAGCAGAATCTGCAATAGCTAAAGGTTCTGAATTATCT